ACAGATACAGGAACAACAAATGTTAATTTTACAATTAATGCAGTAGATGTAAAAGGAGTTGAGGAATTACTATTAGATAACAGATCAACTATTGTAAATGTAATCAATGGAGCATTAAACGATCAAGGCAAAGAAGCATTGGTCTAATATGAAAAAGTATAAAATAACGCATAAAATAAATGCAGATTTTATTGCTGAAGTAATTGTTAATGAAGATCAAATTGATAGTTCAATTAATGATCTGAAAGAATACAAGAAACCTAATAGTAAATTTGAATATACTATGTTAAAAGGTACAGAAAACGTAACCCAAACAACTTATGAAGAAGTTAATGAAGATAACAATAAATAAAAGGTATTAATTATGAGTGGCACATATCCTACATCTCCCGTTTTTTCTTCATTAGGCTTTAACAGTACACAAGCCACTAAAATTACAACAACAGATAGTGGTAAGGTTTTTGCTACACAAATAGATGGTCAAAGGTTTAAATTTTCAGCATCATATCCGCCAATGAGAAGAACTGTTTTTTCTCCAGTTATTGCTTTTATAATGCAACAAAGATCACGAAAAGAAACATTCCAAATTACTTTGCCTGACCTTAGCAATGCAAAAGGAGATGTATCTGGTATTATAAGCACAAGAGCAAGTGCAAGTGCTGGGGCTACTACTGTTGATATACAGAACATAACAGGAACAATTAAAGCTGGAGATTTTATAAAGTTTAATGGTCATACAAAAGTTTATATGGTTGTATCTGATGCAACAGCAGATGGAAGTAATGAAGCAACACTAACTATCGAGCCACCTTTAAGATCAAGTGTAGCTTCTGATGAAACTATATTATACGATAATGTTCCATTTACTGTTAGACTTGCAAATGATGTTCAAGAATTTTCAACAAGTCAAAATGATATTTATAGATTTGAAGTAGATTTTATAGAGGCTTTATAATGCCCAGAGGTTTATCTACAATACTCCAAACAGAAATTGCAAAGCAATCAATTAAACCTATTGCATTAGTTCAAATTAAATTTCCAACTACACAAAGATTTACAAATCATTATAAAGATATTGAAGTATCTGAAATATGGGATGATGCTTTAGGCTTATGGGATGATAGGGCTGGTAATTGGGATAGTGGAATAACTTATCTTGCAAGTTCTCATTTATTAAGAATATCTGCAAAGTCAGAAAGTTCTACACTAAATGTAAATTCTTTTAATATAGAATTATCAGCAGTAGAAAGTACATTTACATCAATACTACTTAATAATAATGTTTCTAATGATGAAGTAGCAGTAGATATAGGCTTTATAAATGATAGCGAACAATTAATAGATGTATTTAATTATGCAAAAGGATTTATAGATAATTTTAGCATAGATACTGATAAAGGAATTATAAATATAAATTGTACTTCTCATTTTGGAGATTTTAGTAGAGTTACAGGTCGTAAAACAAACGAGGGTAGTCATGGTAGATTTTTTGAAAACGATACTGATAGTTTTGAGTTTAGTTCACAAACTATAAGAGATTTAAAGTGGGGTAGAGAATAATGGGATTTTTTAGTAGTATTTTTAAAGCTATAACAAGTATCATTACTGATGTTATTAGTTGGATAATTCCTATTCCTGATGTTCCTGACATTGGCCAAAATGAATTTGAAAAAGGTATCTTAGTTAATAAACAATCTAATAACGCATCTGTTCCTGTAGTTTATGGAACAAGATTATTAGGTGGAACAAGAACATTTATAGAAGTTGAGGGAGACACAAATCAATATTTATATATTTGTTTAGTATTATGTGAGGGAGAAATTAGTAATATTTTAAAAGTTAAAGTTGATGATAGTGATGTAACCTTTGATGCAGACTTTCAACATGGTGTAACTGTAACATCTGATGACGAGAGATTTGGAGCAAATATAAAAGTACAACCATTCTTTGGTAAAGACGATCAAGTACAATCCACTTTATTAAATGAAGATACAAATTGGAACAGTAGTACAAACAGAAAATTAAAAGGCATTTGTTATCTTGCTGTACGTTTAGAGTGGGATCAGGACAAGTTTTCTAGCATACCAAAAATCCAAGCAGAAGTAGAGGGTAAAAAAGTTCCTGTAATTAATTCTAATTTAACTATAACTGAAAATACATTTTCAAATAATCCTGTATTTTGTTTATTAGATTATTTAACAAATGATAAATATGGTAAAGGCATTAATTATGGAGATATTGATAGACAAAGTTTTTATGATGCTTCTGTTGTAGCAGATCAAGAAGTAACTCCTTTTAGTGGTGCAAGTAACATTCCTCAATTTAGCTTAAATGTTGTTTTAGATACAGATAATAAAATATTAGATAATGTTAAATTTATTCTAAGAGGTATGAGAGGATTTCTACCTTATTCAGAGGGTTTATATAGATTAATAATAGAAACTACAGGCACATCAGTTTTATCATTAAGCAAAGATAATATTGTTGGTGGTGTTAAATTATTAAGTGAGAAAAAGAACTCTAAATACAACAGAATTAATATTGATTATATATCGCCAGAAAAAAACTATGAGAAAGATACATTAGTATTTCCTGAAACAGATGCAGATCATCAAACATTAAAAACAGCAGATGGTGGTTTTTTACAAGAATTAAATTTAGACTTAAATATGATTACAAACCCTTATCAAGCATTACAGTTTGGTAAAGTAGTTTTAAACAGAAGTAGAAACCAATTAACTGTTGAATGTACTGCAACCTATGAAGCTATAAATTTATCAGTAGGAGACATTGTAGATTTAACAGATGATATATTAGGCATGAGTGCTAAACCTTTTAGAGTAATTGGTTTATCTATTAACTTTGATTATACTGTTCAATTATCTTTAGTAGAGCATCAAGATTCTTGGTATGTGTTTGATGAAAAGCAAGAAGTCGCTGTTGTGCCTGATACTAATTTGCCTAATCCATTTAGTGTAAGACCACCAGCAAGTATAAGTATTAGTGACGAATTAATTGCCTATAATGATGGAACAGTTATCGTTGCATTAAATATAGCTATAACACCCTCTACTGATAATTTTGTTTATGAGTATCAAGTAGAATATAAAAAATCTAGTGAATCAGATTATAAAGTTCATGCAAAAGGTTCTATATTAAATCAAAGAGTTTTAAACGTAATTGACCAACAAACTTATGACGTGAGGGTTAAAGCTATTAACAGTTTAGGAGTATCTTCTACCTATGTAACAGAAACAAATTATTTAGTTGTAGGTCAGGTTGCACCACCTTCAGATGTTGAAGAATTTTCTGTAAATATAATTGGTAAAGAGGCACACTTAGGTTGGGAACAAATACCTGATCTTGACCTTGCATATTATCAAATTAGATACTCAACACTATTAACAGGTGCTAGTTGGCAGAACTCAGTATCATTAGTAGAAAAAGTATCAAGACCAGCCACATCAATTTCAGTTCCAGCACTTAAAGGAACTTACCTTATCAAAGCATTTGATAAATTAGGTAATGCTAGTGTTAATGCTTCATCAATTAATACTAATATTGCACAAATTGGAAACTTTAATGCAGTCGTAACACAAACAGAAGACCCAACATTTAGTGGAACAAAAACTAATTGTAGTGTTGTAGATGGCACTTTAAAATTAGATAGTGTTGCCTCAGATGGTATTTATGAATTTAGCTCTGTTATTGATTTAGGTGGAATATTTACAAGTAGAGTTACAGCAGTATTAGAACAATTTTCTGCTGACCCTGATGATTTATTTGATGCTGGTAGAGGATACACAAATTTTGAAGATGTACCCACAAACATTTTATTTGATGGTGCAATTCCTCAAGGTGCAAAAGCCATATTACAAATAGCAATTTCAGACGACAATGTAACATACACACCATTTAAAAACTTTGTAATAGGAGATTACACAGCACAATATTATAAATTTAGATTAATATTATCTTCAAGAGATGCTAGTTCAATTCCTGTTGTATCAGGTTGTGAAGTTGTGGTTGATATGGAAGACAGAGTGATAAGTGGAGACGATATATCAAGTGGAACAAGCACAAAATCTATTACATTTGCTAGTCCTTTTAAATCAACTACTTATGCGATTGGAATATCGGCTCAAAACATGACATCTGGAGACTTTTACGAAATAACAAACAAAACATCATCTGGCTTTGATATTGCTTTTAAAAATAGTAGTAGTACAATTATAGATAAGACATTTGACTTTATTGCGAAGGGATACTAAAAGAACTTATGGCTCAACATGATTACGTAATAGCAAACCAAACATTTCCATCATACAGGAATGACCACAATAATAGCTTATCTGCTGTTGTTTCTAAAAATAGTGGTACATCTGAACCATCAACAACTTATGCTTATCAATGGTGGTATGATTCAACAAATGATATTTTAAAAATAAGAAATGCTGATAATGATGCTTGGATTAACTTTGCCTCATTCGATCAAAGTAATGATAATTTTTCTCTAACAGTACAAGATTTAACAGTTAATGGAACAGGGGTTATTCCATCAGGAACTAATATGTTATTTCAACAAACATCTGCACCAACAGGATTTACTAAATTAACAACACATAATAACAAAGCATTAAGAGTAGTAAGTGGAACAGCATCTACAGGTGGAAC